AGTAAAGAAGAATCTAAAAACTATGGTTTAGATGGTTTCGATTACGAAGAACCAAAAGAGGAACACACACTTAATGACAATTGATTATAAATTTGGTGAAGACAAAACTTTAGAAGAATTAAAAAAATACATTGACTCAACCTATGATATGCATTATAGTAAGAGTAAGTTCCAAGCAACTGAGTTTATCATAGATGCTGGACATGGTGAAGGATTTTGTATCGGTAATATATTAAAGTATGCTCAACGATACGGAAAGAAGAATGGTAAGAATAGGGCTGACTTACTAAAAGTGATACATTATGCTATAATAGCATTAAATTTAAATAATGGAGAAGTGAATGAAACTGAGTAGTAATACAATAAGTGTACTAAAAAATTATGCGTCTATTAATCAAAATCTAGTGATTAAAGAAGGCAAAGAAATAACAACAATGTCTGCAATGAAAAACATTGTAGCAAGAGCAGAGGTAGAAGAAGAATTTCCACAAGAGGTTGCAATCTATGACCTTAATGAATTCTTATCTGCACTATCTTTATTTAAGAGTCCAAATCTTCAATTTCAAGATACTTATGTAAATATTACAGAGGAAAACAATCCTAAGACTTCTCTTAAATATTTTTACTCAGACCCAAGTGTTGTAACAACACCAAGTAAAATGATTACCATGCCAAGTAATGAGGTAACATTTACTTTAGAAAGTGCAACATTATCCAACATAACTAAAGCAGCTGCAGTAATTGGTTCTGCTGATTTAGTGTTAGAAAATTCTAGTGGTACTCCATCTTTAACTGTAAAAGATAAAAAGAATGATACTGCAAATAGTTATTCTATGGGTGTTGAAACAAAGGGTGAAGGTAAATTCAGTTTCTTCTTCAAAGTAGAAAACCTAAAACTTATAGACGGTAAGTATAATGTTGAGGTTTCATCTAAAAACATTTCACACATGAAAAATGAAAGCACTCCGATTGAGTATTGGATTGCACTTGAGCCTGAATCAAACTATTCAGTTTAATCTAGGAGTTATATTATGGAAGAATTCTTGTGGGTGGAGAAATACCGTCCAAACAACATAGGTGATTGCGTATTACCTATCGAACTAAAAACAACCTTTACAGAATTTATCAGAGAAAAAAGTATACCAAATTTAATTCTATCTGGTGGGCCAGGTGTGGGTAAAACCACAGCTGCAAAAGCAATGTTAGAAAAAATTGGTGCAACCTCTATGATGATAAATGGTTCTGAGGAGTCTGGTATAGATGTACTGAGAACTAAAATTAAGAACTTTGCTTCTACTGTTTCCTTAGAAGGAACTGGTAGAAAGTATATTATTCTTGATGAGGCAGATTATCTAAATCCACAATCTACTCAACCAGCCCTTCGTGGGTTCATGGAAGAATTTAGTAATAACTGTGGATTTATTCTCACTTGTAATTACAAAAATCGTTTGATACCACCATTACACAGTCGTTGTAGTGTTATAGATTTCACTATGCCTAATGATGAAAAACCAAGACTTGCTGGTAATTTCTTTGAAAGAGTTAAAACTATTCTAGAGAAAGAAAATATTAAGTATGATGTAAAGGTTGTGGCAGAACTAATCAATAAATACTTTCCAGACTGGAGAAGGGTTTTAAATGAACTCCAGAGATATTCTGCATCTGGTAAAATTGATGCTGGAATACTCGTAAACATATCAGAGGTAAATATAAATGAACTTATGCAAGCTCTTAAAGCAAAAGAGTTCACGGTTGTTAGAAAGTGGATTGTTCATAATCTTGATAATGACCCAACTCGTATTTTTCGTCTTATTTATGACAATCTATATGATAACGTGGACGCTTCTACTATTCCCCATGCTGTTATCATCTTGGCTGAATACGCATACAAATCAGCGTTTGTAGCAGACCAAGAGATTAATATGTTGGCATGTCTTACAGAAATCATGGGACAGGTAAAATTTAAATGATAGAGGTACATGATAACGCATTAGAGTCTCATGTTGCAGAACTCATTGATATGCAACTGAGAGATGTATCTTGGAAGTATAACTATGACTCTGTAAAGAATGGTGTGAACAAACATTGGCATGTATTCTGTGGACATAATACAGATGATTGTTATGATAATGGTTATGATTATCTTATTGCTATCTGGAATGTAATTAAGAAACATAAACCAGAACTTGATATGGAAAGAGTGTATCTAAATGCACATACACATGGAATTGAACCACACAGACATATAGATGATGGTGATTATACTATTATTTACTATCCTCGATTAGATTGGAAAACAGAATGGGGTGGTGGTACTTTTGTAAATGACAAATTTGTTGAATATAAAGGGAATAGACTGATACTATTTACAGCATCTATGCCACATCAAGCCCAATCAGTTTCAAGACAATGTTATGAATTAAGAACATGTGTCGTATTTAAAACAAATGTAAAGAAAGATTAATTATGTATGAATTGAAAGAATATTTAAATGCAGTTAATCACACTAAAGAACCTCTTATGGATACTGAAGATGAGGTTTGGGAGAAGAAGTATCCACCTTTTATTGTGAATAAATGTATTGCACCGTTTCAAGATACAATCATGCTTGTAAACGAAATGAACCGACTCCACCACCTAGATAAGAAGTTACAGTTTGACTTTTTACTAAATAGTATCAGAACAAGGAAAAGATTTGCGCCTTGGATGAAAGCGAATAAAATAAGTAATTTAGAGTATGTTAAAGAGTTTTATGGATACAGTAATGCAAAGGCAAAGTCTGCTCTTACCATACTCACTAGTGAACAGATAAAACAGATAAAGGCTAGTTTGAACAAAGGTGGAAAAAATGGAAAGCATTAATTGGACACAGGAGCAGATGTTAGAAGTCACTCTGAAAGAACCAGATGACTTCTTAAAGGTAAGAGAAACTCTTTCTCGTATCGGTGTAGCTTCTAGAAAAGAAAGAACATTATATCAATCATGTCATATCTTGCATAAGCAAGGTAGATACTTTATTGTGCATTTTAAAGAACTATTCGCACTTGACGGTAAAGACACAAACCTATCAGAAAATGACATTGCAAGACGAAATACAATTGCAAATCTTTTAAACGATTGGGGACTAATTGAAGTAAAGGGTAGCGTAGAACCTATGGCTCCTTTAAGTCAAATTAAGATACTCTCATTTCGTGAGAAAGATGAATGGACATTAGAAACAAAATATAATATCGGTAAGAAAAAAGAAGACTAATGGGAAAGTTTGCTGAATTTCTAAAAGAGCAGAGTGGTGAGAAACCTTATAAATTGGTTGTCTTTAATCATCATGGCGAAGCAGTTAGAGATGTTGATAAAGAAGAAGGTTTTACTGACAATGATAAGGTAATTATGAAATCAGCAAAGGCCGCTGGATTAGAACTACACATGGTAGATTTTATCGGTGGATATATATCAAACAAAAATAGTAAAAGATACATGAACTCATTTCCAATTGACAAAGATGGTCTGGTCATGCCTGAAAAGGGTAAAGCAAAATATCAGAAACCAATTGAACTCAATCCAGAAGACACATTAATTATGCCTAGAGGTTTAGGAACACTAGGATTTACTAGTAGTCGTTATTGGAGAGATATGATTTCAGATTTAGAACTAGATGGTTTTACCACAGTTCCTTCAATTAAGTGTTGGGATAATTGTTCTAGTAAATATTTCACAGATATTCTTTGTAGAAAAGTTGGATTACGAACTCCAAAGACTGTTGCTATTTCACATTCAGAAGATGCAGAAAGAGCTGTAAAAGAATTAGGTGGTAAGTTTCCTATCATATTGAAATCATCTACTGGCACACAAACTGGAGTTGGTGTTACTATTGTAGAAAGTATGCGTTCACTAAATGCATTTATTCAAATGATACTTTTGTATAATAAGTATCTTCCAATCATTATTCAAGAGTACATACCTTTAGATTATGATGTTCGTGTTATGGTTTTAGATGGTGAAATACTTGGTGCAATGAAACGTAAAGTTATTACTGACGGTAGTGATTTTAGAAGTAATGTATCACTAGGTGCAGAAGCAGAAAAGATTGAAATTACAGAAATAGAAAAAGACAATGCTATCAAAGCTGCAGAAGCAGTTGATGGTAAATTAGTAGGAATAGATTTTATACCAGCAAAAAATAGAGAAAAAGAACAACCTTACATACTAGAGGTAAATAGTATGCCTGGGTTTAGTGGTATTGAAAAAATTAAAAACGGACTTACACAAGAAATACTCGAACACTTTAAAAATCGAGATAACTGGAGAAAATAATGAGTAACTTAGTAAAAGCACTTGCAAAAAAATACGAAGCAGACATTCTAAATGCAAAAGCAAATATTGAAGTTTATGTGACTAATCCAGCAGGTATAGGGGAACACCCAGATTTAGCAGCTGCGATAGATTCACAAGTAGATATAATTGCTCACGCAGAGGATAAACTTGGAGTTCTGAACAAACATTATAATTCTGAACAAGAAAAAGAAATGTTGATTGAAAACTCAGACGCACAAATGGTTTTAAATATATAACCACTTGACAAATCCTTTATATTATGGTACATTTATATTATGAATTTCTACACAAACGTAACTCAATGGGGTAATAATCTACTAGTTCGTGAAGTCGTAAATGGTGAAAGGGTTAATACTAAGGTAAAGTATAAACCTACTCTCTATGCTGCTGTTCAAGAACCAACACCTTTCAAAACTCTGAAGGGTAAATATGTTACACCTATACAACATAACACAATCAAAGAAGCTAAAGAATGGATTGAGGGGTATTCCAATCAACCAGACTTGGCATGTGGTAATACATTATTTTCTTATAACTATATTGCTGATAAGTTTCCTAACTATGTTAAGTGGGATACAGATAATATTCTTATTGTTACTATTGATATAGAAACAGAATGTGAGAATGGATTTCCAGACCCCAAACTTGCTGAAGAACCTCTTATCTCTATTACACTCAAAAACCACCAGACTAAAAAGATTGTGGTGTGGGGTGTGGGTAAGTTTGTCAACAATCGTGATGACGTTACCTATGTAGAATGTAAGACCGAAAAGGAACTAGTGCAAGAGTTCCTAGTGTTCTGGCAAGATTATTATCCAGATATTATCACAGGCTGGAATACAGAGTTTTTTGATATTCCTTATATCTGCAATCGTATTAAAAATCTATTTGGCGAAGATGAAGTCAAACGACTATCGCCTTGGCGAAATGTATTCAGTAAGAATGTATTCAGTATGGGGCGTGACCATCAAATATATGAGATACAAGGTGTTGCGGCTCTAGATTACTTCGATTTGTATCGTAAGTTTACATATACTAATCAAGAGAGTTATCGACTAGACCATATTGCATATGTAGAGTTAGGTGAACGTAAAGATGGTAATCCCTATGAAACATTCAGAGAGTGGTATCAGAAAGATTATCAATCATTTATAGAATATAACATTACAGATGTGGAGTTGGTGGACAAACTTGAGGACAAGATGAAACTGATTGAGCTGTGTCTGACAATGGCGTATGATGCAAAAGTTAATTATGTAGATGTGCTTGGTTCTGTGAAGTATTGGGATATACTCATATACAATCACCTTCGTAAGAAGAACATTGTCATACCACAAAAGAGAAAGAATACCAAGGCTGAGAAGTATGAGGGTGCGTATGTAAAAGACCCTATTGTTGGTATG